CACCGAAGCCGGTCTCTACTTTGGCAAGGATGCTGTCCGCGCCGGATTAGCCGATGCCATCGGCACGCTGGATGACGCGCTGCTCGCCCTGACTGATTCCCTTGCTCCCTCTCTTTCCCTTCCCACCCGAGATACCACCATGGCCAGAACCCCTAAAACAAGCATTGACCTGACTGCAAACACGAATCCCGATCCTTATCTGGATCCCGTTGATCAGGGTGCAGCAGAGACATCCGATCCACTCCAAAACCAATCCAGTGATGAACGGGAGGTTGATACCTCGAAACCGGAACAGGTAGCGGTTAAGTCAGTAAGCAGTGCATACCAGGATACCTTGGCATCCGCCCTGGCAACGGCTTCTTCAACTCCAACCCCTGCGGTATTCAGCGTCAACGACGCCCTCGAGATTGCCCAGACCTGTGCCCTGGCCGGGCGCACCGACCTGACGGCGGCCTTCATTGAGGCGCAGGTCGCCCCTTCCAAAGTGCGGGCCCGACTCCTGGCCGATAAGGCCGACCGCTCTCCGGAGATTGCCAGTCGTCTCGCCCCATCCATAGGAACTTCCCATGAATCAGTCTCACCCGCCCCCGACAACCTCATGGTCCGGGTGGTGCAAAGCCGTCTTTCGCTGCGTTAATCCTCGCTGGAGAATTCCATGCCTGCGATTCAAGAAGCCCTCAATCTCGGCGATCTCCTCAAGTTCGAGGAATCTCATCTCTACTCCCGTGACCAGGTCACGGTCCTGGCCGGCGAAGTCCTGCCGCTTGGCGCCGTGGTGGGTCAGGTCACGCCCACCGGCAAGGTAAAAGCCCTCGACCCGGCGGCCACCGATGGCAGTGCTGTGGCTTGTGGGGTGTTGATCGCTCCCCAGGATGCCCTGTTCGGGGATCAGGCCGACGGACTGATGATTGCCCGTCATGCCATTGTCGCTGATCACGCCCTGACCTGGCCGGCCGGACTCACTCCCCTGCAAAAAGACACCGCCCTTTCTCAACTCAAAGCACTGGGCATCCTGGTGCGCACTGGAGCCTGATCATGTTGAACAACCCCTTTGAAAACCCCGCGTTCAGCATGACGTCGCTGACCGCGGCCTTGAATCTTCTACCCAGCCGCTATGGCCGACTGGAGGAACTGCGGCTGTTTCCGGCCAAGCCGGTTAGAACGCGAACCGTCGTGGTCGAAGAACGCGCCGGGGTGCTGAACCTGCTGCCCAGTTTACCCCCGGGCGCCCCCGGGACGGTCGGGGTGCGTGACAAGCGTACCCTTCGGAGCTTTGTCATCCCGCATATTCCGCATGATGACGTGGTGCTGTCAGAAGAAGTCATGGGCATCCGCGCCTTTGGCTCCGATAACGCCTTCGAGACCATTGCCTCGGTGCTGACCGATCATCTCGAAACCATGCGTGGCAAACATGCTGCCACGCTGGAATACCTGCGCATGGGTGCCTTGAAAGGCATTGTTCAGGATGCCGATGGCCGGGCACTGGTCAACCTCTTCAACGAGTTCAACATCACCCCGAAAACCGTCAACTTCAAACTCAATGTCGATACCACGCAGGTGTTGGAGAAGTGCCTGGAACTGAAGCGGGCTATGACTCGGGGTCTCGCGGGCGAGACCATGAGTCAGATTCATTGCCTGGTCTCTTCTGGATTTTTCGACAAGCTGGTCACCCATAAAAGCGTGCAGGATGCCTATCGTCTCTGGAATGAGGGCATCGCCCTTCGTTCCGATATGCGTGGCGGCTTTCCCTTTGCCGGGATCACTTTCGAGGAATACGCCGGCGAAGCCAGCATCCCTGATGGCAAGGGCGGCTGGATTACCCAGCCCTTCATTGCTGATGGTGAAGGCCATGCCTTCCCGCTGGGCACTCTCGATACCTTTGCCACCTATTACGCCCCGGCCGACTTCAACGAGACGGTCAACACCCTGGGACAACCGCTATACGCCAAGCAGGAACCGCGCAAGTTCGATCGGGGCACTGATCTCCATACACAATCCAACCCGCTACCGATCTGTCATCGGCCGGGGCTTCTGATCAAGGTAGTGGCCAGCTGATGGGAATGGATCCAACCCTGGATATCTGCCTCCGCACCTGGGGCGAACCCGCTCTCCTGGAACGGGATCCCCCCATTCCCCTGACCGGTCTCTTTACCTCGCCCGACTCGCTGCGGCGGTTTGGCGGGGTCAGTGTCGATACGGTGGATGCGTCCCTAACGTGTCGAACTTCAGAAATCCACGCATTGGACATCCAGCCTGACGAGCGGATCGTCATTCGTGAGCAACCCTACCACGTGGTGGCTCTGCTGGAAGACGACGGGGCGGGAATGGCCCTGCTGCTGCGGAGGCTGATCGCATGAAGCTCACCGTAGAGATGGATCAGGCCCAACTGGATGACCTCAAGGAAAGGCTGGCCTTTATCAAAGGCGGTTGGGAGCGGGCGGTGGTGCGGGCCATGAACACCGCCGCCAGTCAGGCTCGGACCCGAACCGCAGAACGAGCACGATCGCTCCTGACCGCCGATCGTGAACGCATTGAGCAATCGTTACTCGTGAAGAAGGCCACCTATGGCGCCCGGGCCGCAAAATTGCAGATCTTCGATCAGCCGATCCCGCTGTTCCGATTTGATGTCAGCTTCATGTTCCCCACCGTTGAGGGGGGCATCACGGCCAAGACCCTGCAGGGGGAAAGCCCTCTGACGCTAAAACATGCTTTTGTCGCCAAGATGGCCACCGGCCATGTCGGCGTCTTCTCCCGTCGCGGCAAGGAACGCCTGCCGATCCAGGAGCACTATGGTCCCTCGGTCGCCACCGTGTTCGAGAAAACCCCTGGCCTTGAGGCCGAGATCCTGCAACTGGCCGCTGAGAAATTCGCCCAGGAAGCCGCCCGCCAGGCAGCGTATCTGATCCAGAAAGAACTCGGGCAGGGGGATGACTGATGGCCAAAACCGATGCCCCGCTTTCGATTCGGGAGCAGATCATGCGCCAGTTGCTGGAACGGGCCAGGACCTATCTGCCCTCGGCCACGCGAGACCCCATCCGTCGCCAGGACAAGCAACTGCCACGACTGGTGCTGCAGGAACTGGGGGAGACCAAGGACGTGCCGGTCTTCCGTAAGCACAATCTGGTGTTGACCGTATCGGTCACGCTGGCCGATGCCATTGACCCTCGATCGGACTCCCTGAGCACTGTGGCCAATGCCCACATGGCCGGATTGCTCTCGGTCCTGCTCAATCCCGACAGCCACCTCGGCGGGCTTTGCGATGCGCTCGATTATGAGTCCTCCGCCATTCGCTATCCCGAACCCGGAGATATCGTCCTCGGCATCTCGCTGATCCTGTCGGTTCGTTATTCGATTGCCTACGGCAATCCATATTCCCAGTAACAGGAGGCATTATGCCCACGGCTGCCAACGCGAGGCTGGACTACGAAGCCTCACAAACCCTGCTGCCCATGACGCCACTGGTCGACAGTGGTGACCACCAGACCTTTACCAGCGGCGCTGATCTCTGGTCACAACGGGCTGGCTACACGCCGGTAATCCGGCCTAATGGCTTGCTGACCGGGGGACTGATCTCGCCAAGCAGCAATCAAGATGACCAGATTGATGTGGCCGCGCTCACTGTGCAGCTACAGGGCTTGGTCCTGCCTGTTGCTGGCACGGTAGGTATTCCCCTGACGCGGGGGATCGGCACCGACACCCATATCATCAATAGTCTGACGGTCAACGCGGCCGGTACAGTCAACGTGCTGATTGGCGAGGAGGGCACTTCTTTTACGGAAGCTCGCGGCGCAGCAGGCGGTGCCCCCTTTATTCCTGTCGACAGTGTCGAAAACGGACAGATCCGCCTGACAGAGACTGACTCGGCGGCCGTCACCCCGGCGGAGATATTTCAGAAACCCGGCATCCACCAGGAGCGTGCCAATTTCCCAGGCTTCAGTACCCATGCCATATTGGGTGCGCTGACCTTTGTGGCCCCCCTGCCATTGAGCCATGTTGGGGGATTACCGAAGGCGACATACGCCGAAGTGTATGAGCCTGAATTTGCCGAGGTCGACCTGGCCTCATCCTTTGTGCCGCCCGAGACCACGCATTCCGTGTCATCCACGCAGGTGTACGGTCGGGCGGTGGGTGCTTCCTCCTCCAGTCTCAATCAGGGCAGCTTCAAGGCGCTGCTGGAAGATGGCGTGACGGATCCCCTGGTGCTGCTCAAGAACGAAGTCCTGTTCTTCCGCTTCTATCCCGATCAGAACAAGTCGGCCCATCTCCTGTGCTTCGGCACGCTGGGGCTAGCCCGTCAGTTTCC